ATCATTTATTAATTCATCATTTATTAATTCATCATTTATTAATTCATCATTTATTAATTCATCATTTATTAATTCATCATTTATTAATTCATCATTTATTAATTCATCATTTATTAATTCATCATTTATTAATTCATCATTTTTTTGTTCACTTATAACACTATTATAGTATATTGTTGAATCTAGTAACATTTTTAATATATTTGGAATTTGTAAATCTATTTTTAACTTTGATACATTTTCATAAAGTTTTTCTGGATTTGGTTTGGCATTTTTATATGTTTTAAATTCGTTCATATTATAAATACTTTCTTTTGGCATAATATCGGTAGCAATCCCAACATCTGTTGATATAATTGGAGTTCCAGTTATTCCTGCTTCAAATATTGATCTTGGTCCTCCTTCGCATCGTGAAGATACAACATACAAATCCAAACAATTGAAAAGTTCGTTTATAGTTTCCAAACTTACCATATTAAAATAGTGATATCTTATTCCAATTTCATCAAGTTTATACATTACATATTTTCTTCTTATTCCAGTCAAAACTACCTCAATATTTGATTTACTTCTTTTCATGTTTTTGCATATATCGATAAAAATGTCGGGACCTTTTGATAATTTTGGTTGGTTCGATTTTCCTTCCGTATCCTTTTGAAATGAACCAACTAAAAACGCGTCGGGACTAAATTTATATTTTCTTCTTAAATTAAACTTTTTGTATTGTAGATTTGTAAAAACAGTGTTGTTTATCCATAAAAATTCTTTTATTACTTTTTTATTTAAGTTTAATAATGTTTGATATGTAAGTTCACATATTGCGTGATATTTATTAACATACTTGTCCATAAATTCAAACATATTTGAATGTTCTGATAGTTTTGTGGGATCTATATGGTGTAAAGTTGCTATTACACTTTTTGTTTTTAAAAATGTGTCCCATGATTTTACATTAAATCCACTTGGAATATATCTATGATTCCAAGGAGCTAAATACCAAATTATATCTGCATCTTTTGCATTTATTGTTGAGTGTTCTGGGTAATAAGTCATAAATTCTTCTTTCAATATATCACATATCCATTTTTCATTACCAAATTCAGGATGATTTAGTTTTATTTCATCAGAAATAATATATATTTTCTTTTTATAGTTTTTGTATTCTATCATACTAGAATACAAACTGTCAGAATATTTTTGTGTTGTAAAGTCTTCTGACCATTTAATTGCAAGTTCTGATTTATTTTTTAAAATTTCTGTGTTTTCCAAGTAATAAACTATGCTATTTAAAATTTCTTTGTCTGTCATACTCATATTTGCTTCTATCATAATTTTTCTAAAATTATCTTGATCTTCGTATGGGATATCACCGCATATTACACTTCCAGCCATTGATATTTCAACATATTTTCCCAATCTATAGTTGTGTTTTGATGTGCATGATATACAAATTTTACTTATATTAATTAGTTCGTTATATGCTTTTTGACTGGTACTTTTAAATGCACTATTTGTTGAATAACCAGGATGATTATGAACATATATATTATATTTTTTAAGAACAGTATTTCTGTTATTAATTATTAAGTTATGCAACCTATATCTCAAAGGATAATGTTTTTCTTTTGCAATTCCAGAAAGTAGTATATCTATTTTTTTAGGTTCTTTAGTAGCATAAAATATATCTGGATTTGCATGATGAGGTATGTAAACAAATTTAATAGAAACCAAATCTGATTTTAAGGTTGTGTTTTGTTTAACATTTTTGTTGGAAAAAAATGGTTGATTAGAATAAATATCTTTGTATTTTTCAAAATCATTTTTATGGTGACATATAACTAAGTTGCTACCACTTATATCAATTTCTTTTCGTGTCCATTCTTCATCCCACATTTCATTATATCTTATACATGTAGGGCACGGAAGCTCAACTGTGTTATCAAAATTACAATCCAATGGTTTATACCATTCAATAAAGTCTAATTTTATTCCAGTATTTTGTACGAACTTTAGTACATTTGCTTGTAATGAAAGTTCAGAATTCCATCCAATCCAGTTTGGACCAAAATAAATAAAATTGATATTGTTCCTTCTGATCAAATTTTCATACGTCCAAAATCTTACTCTAGACATTTTTGTTATTACATGTGTAGCGTCAATTAGACACATTAGATTGAATGTTCCTTTACTTTGTTCAAGTAAGTTTTTATAAATATAAGTACCATTTCCAAGCAAAACATAGCTATAATATTCTGAGCAACCAATTTTCATCTCATTGTGTATATAGCTATTAATTTCGTCAAAATTTGGAAATTTATTAAATTTGTCAGAAACTAACGACTTATATGTAAAATCGAAATTTTTATAGTTTCTATATATCACATTAGAAGTTTTATAACCTTCCTGTTTATTCTTTAGAGAGTCGTCTGCCATTACATTTTTATATTTTTCAGATAGTTTTAACAAGTCGTACTGAACCCATTTAGTTTTATATAATCCATTTCCAAACCACGGTTTAAACACTCCAGACCAGTCAAGAACATCAGTTTTATTTAATATGTCTGTACTCCATTTTTTTCTTTTTGAACCCAGGTCTGGTAATGCTGTCATAACATCTTCTATGTTGCCAATCTTTTCATAAAACAAAATATTCATCAAACTCATTGTAAATAACTTATATAATCCTTTTTCTAGTTGGTTGTGCTTGCATACCAATTCTATCATTTTATTGTAAACGTTAGTCCACTGTGTACAATCTGCAATAAATGGACTTCCCATGTATACATAATTTTCTAAATTAATATTTGTTCCTATTATTTCACTCCATTTTGTGTATTCCGTGTTTAGTATATTTTTTAGTTTCAGTACAATATGTTGTCCAGAATCAATGTTCTCTTTATTAGCACAATTTGTATACAATGGATTTATTAGTTTAAAATCTTTAAGTTTTTTATACACATCGCTCTGAACTATTGAATCTGCATCTAAATATAACAACTTATCATATAAAAATAGCTCTCCAATTAACATTCTAGAAAAATTTCCAATGTTTAATAAGTGTTTGCCTCCTCCAGTACATGTTGATGTTTTTATTTCGTCAGGAATTATATCGTCACATATATAAACTACTGTTACACATAGTAAGAATTTTGTTTCACATATAAATGCTGTAAGTTTATTATTAAAGTGTTCTGAATCTCTTGTTGGAATAATAAAATTAAATTGCATTTCTTCTAAACTATTTTTGTCTTCTAAATTTTGTATTACCGACTGCAGTCCAGCAAACATTCCAACAAAATAGTCTCTATCACTACAATATAAAATATTTAGGTTTTTTTTGTTGGATAGTTTACTATTGATATCCCTAAAAGGATAAGTATAAAAATTTTCCACAGTAAAATTATCAATATCAGAAAAAATTTCTATTGTCACATTTTTATTTTCATCCACTATTATTACCGATTCTCCAATTCCAACATAACAATATTTTTTATTATTTACCTTAACACATGCACTCAACAATTGACCAGACTTTAAAGTAAACTTTATAATAGTTCTTCCGTTTAGATACACAGAAGTTTTATAAACGCATTTTGGATAAATCAAGTCGGTAAATGCTGAATTATATGCATGACCGCAATTTTTTATGTTAAAATAGTTCTTAACTTTTGCAATATTATTTTTGTATTCTCCATAATTTTGACATATTTTATGAAGTTTTGATATTAATTCATCAAAGTTTGAAAAATCTTCTCCTATTTTACCAGACAAACTCTGGTATTGCCCTTGCGAACTCTTCTCAAGGGTACACAGTTCCTTTCCACCACCGTCTGATGAAGTATATAAAATTGGTAGTTCAGTCATTATTGCTTCAATAATATGATTTGGACATGAGTCAAGTTTAGAATCTGATACATAAATATGACATTCTCTTAACTTATTTGCCACTTCCAAACTGTTGTAAGGTCCCAAAATTGGCACTTCTTTAAACATATCCGGAACATTTTTTCCAATAAATATAAAATTAAAAACATCGCTTGACTGACAGTACTTCCACAAATCGTAGTAAGTTTGATACCCTTTAAACATGTTGTTGCTCCAATGATGCGTAACAATGTTTATTTTATTTTTGTCGTTAATTTTTAGTAAGTTCAAATGTGGGTTTCCATAAAATATATTTTCGTCTGCTCCGTTATGAATAACATAATTTTTAACACTTTTTATGATTTCATATTTTGAAAAGTAATAATCCCTAATAAATTTACTATTAAAAATAATAGCATTAATATTATTAATCTCATTTACTATTATCTTCTCTCTCGATCTTTCTGATGTTAAAGTTGGTCTTGTTGCGTCGCAATCGTTGGCTCTATAAACTATTTGACTATTTTTATTATACTTTTTTTTGTGCGTTATTATGTCAGACAGATCGAATGGTTTGTAATATTTATCTTTGAACGGGTCTATAACAAAATACAAGTCAATATGTTGGTTTGTATTTAGTTCGTGGGTTATTTTAAAGTTGGAATATTCATGTCCAAAAAAAGTTTGAAGGTAATACGTTGATATGTTTCCACCGCCATATGCTTTTGTGTTATCTGGTTTGAAATTGATAAATAAAACCTTTTTAATAGAAACAAAATGCAAAGATGATATATATTGTTTAATCGAAACCAAATCTGATTTTAAGATGGGTATTTTATTGTTTGTTTCGATGGGTTTACAAATATTATTTATATTGTTATGATTTTCTATATTTTTGTAATGTAACAATCTATTTAATATTATTTGTTTTGACATTTTCAATATATACTTAAAATACAAAAATATTTTTCGATATAAGCATCAAAAATAGTAAATAAATTATATTTATTAATATTATTGACATGAATATTTTGATTTTATATTACAAAGAAACTATAGATGACAATTTGAAACCAATAATTGCATCAGACAGATATGACGTATTGTATATTATTCAAAGTTCTCCAAACAATTTCGAGATAAGTTATGAAAAAACAAATATGGAGATCAATAAAAGAAGTGAAAAATGTATATTTTTTGATTTTTCGTACATTAAAAATATTATTGAAACTTATGATTATGTGGCATATTTTAGCGACAACTGGATTAATGAAAATATTAATGAAAATATTAATAAGTACATTGATGAGTCGATATATATATTTACTAACTCAAGCATTTTTGATCAGGTAATGTTTAATAAATTAGAAGAACATGTTAAACAAGAAACTGTAACAATAAATGGTAAAAAAGTCTATGTACCTATAAAAAACAAATTGTCATGTATTAAGGATGATTGGCAAATCTTTGAATCTATGAAGCAAATTTTTGTAAATAAGGAAAACAATTACATAAAAAGTATCAATTGTGCTATTCCAAATTATGAGGAATATACAACAAAATCTTTTAAATATATTCCAAATTTTAGGTTAAGTCCGTCATTAATAAAACCTTCGTTTTTGAGCTTAACTAATAAAACATCTTTAAAAATATGTGATCACTACGAGTATGTATATTCAATGGAACTTGAAAAACAAAATTTCAAGACATGTTACTTAAATTTTGACATTAAAAAAAAAGAAGTTTTAAATAAAAAAACTATTTTACAAAAAAATAAAAATTATGAAAACATGACAATCGTTACAGGATTCTTGGATTTACACATAGATAGGAAACACAAACGAGAGTCTCAAGTATATTCATACATAGAAAAGTCGTATCCTACACTATCAATTCAGCAAAATATGGTAATATATGTGTCAAAAGAGCTAGTTGAGCATGTTACAGATATCAGAACAAAATTAAATTTAATAGATAAAACAAAAATAATTATTATTACAAAAGATAATTTGTTTATGGAAAACAATAATGAGACACTTCAAAGAGTTTTCTTAAAGACAAAACAAAATATTATCCCTTATGACAATGATTACCTTATATTGTTAGTAAATACTCGTTATAATTATGTTCTAGATTCAATAAGCAATAACTATTTTAATACCGACTATTTTGCGTGGGTAGATTTCGGAGCAGGTCATATTGTTAACATACCGCAACAAACAAAGATTGAATATTCAAACAGTTCTAAAGTAAGAATGGCTTGGATAGCAAGATTTGAAGAAAACAAATTTGCTTTTAACCATTGTGTCCTGGGAGGAGGACTATTTTGCGGCCACAAAGAAATAATAAAAGAATTTATAAAACTACACAACCAAGAATTTCTAAATATTTTAGATATGGGTTACGTGATAAATGATGATAAATTATTATTTTTTGTGTTTGAAAAGTATCCATATTTATTCGACACATTTTTTTCTGGATATAAATCTATTGCAAGTAAAATGTAATGCTCTATTATTTAATAGTATCGCGTATTTTTTAAAGAATCATAATTTGGTTTGGTAAAAAAAATAAAATCTTTTTAGTCTTTGGAAAGTATAATTTTAAAAATTATCAAAAAAGTTGTCGAAATGTTTAAAAGTTGTGATTTATGAAATACTCATCTAAAAATATGGTATTTATTTTGGGATGAAATATAGTACAGTGATATGTAAATGTATTTATTGCTTATTATTTTTTTGTTACTTTTTTGGTTTATTTAGATTAGTAATAAGCTGATAATATTAATTACATTATTACTAAAAATATATAAAAAATAAAATTAATTAGTTTTTAGAAATTTACGAGTTGTAAATGTCCTTGTGGAATCTGATTCTTGGTGCCACACACATGGACATAAGCTCCTGAATAAAGAGCTTCATTGCATAAGGAAGCTTAATCTTATGAATATCTGTGTAGTTATTGCATGCTGGGCAACAATAAATATCAGAATCTTGAGAAAAGTGTTTGTCTTCTTTTCTATTAAATCTTTGTGCGAATAATCCACATATGCCACATACAAATGTTGTATACGCATCTGAATTATCGAGTAGTTTTTCTTTTAAGAACTTTACACTTCCATGTCCAAGAAGTGCATCTCTCTCCATCTCTCCGAGACGTAACCCTCCGTCTCGGGAACGACCTTCTGGAGCCTGTCTAGTGAGGGATGTTTTGGATCCACGGGCTCTGGAGTTTGCAGTCCAAACTGGTAATCCATTTCGTCTAACGTAAAATACTTCTGATGGTACAGATAAACAATACACACCTCCTTCGTAATTTTCTATAATTTCCTCTAGTTGTCCTTCTTGTGTATTTTTATGTCCATGATTAACTTCTGGAGTATTTTTGGTTTTAATGATACCCAATCTCCACATATTATAATTGGAAACAACTTTTCTACCTTCAATCTCTACTTCATTTCCTGCTTTTAAATGTAAATATTTATTAGCTGACCATCCACAATGCAATGCAAGTCTCATTACTTCATCTGCAAGTTTTATAGATGATGTGTAGTATCTAGTGGAACCAGATTTATCATACGATCCATCACCCATTATCATATGCTCTAACAAAATTCTACACTGATGCTGACTTAATTTCCAAGTCCAATCCGCTAGCACCTTATTTGAAGCACCAACACTAAACGCTGACATATATTCATATAGTTGTTTATTTGCTATTGTAAACTTATCGTCAGTTTGAGTGTAATTATATCCGAGATCATCCATTATTTCTTCTAAAACTTTTCTGACACGTGGTTTGCATTGGCAAATTTGAATTCTATACACTGGAGTATTTGGATATCTTTTGTCTAGATATGTAGTTGTCCATCCTTCCGCAATCCACAATCCAAAAAATTTTAACCAAGCGTCCATTTTTGGTTTTATTGCGGGATACATCATTCCATTGTCGCAGTTTACTTGAGGTAACTCAAATTGATAATCAACTGCATTCCATTTTGCGTCTTTTTTATATTTGCGGTGCTTTCCGATAATATCTTCTGCAAGTTCAAAATCATGAGACAACCATTGCTTTTTTCTTCCATATACTTTGCTTGTCCACATTCTGTGATTAGGAGTGACTAACATATCTACTTGTTGAGTTTCGATATGATACATTTTACCTTTATAATCAGGATAATGATGTAGTTGAGTAGGTTTTTTGTATTCTAATTTTCCATTTTTCAGACAGGCTACTTTATCATTTAATGTCACATTGTTAATAAACTTCCATCCGGATGTTGTGAGTACTTCGTGATCAGGACTCAAGCAATGGAGCTTATCTTCGACGAGATGTTTTAATCTCTGATAGAATGTTGGACCGATGAAAATTTCAACTTTCATTTTTTCTCCTGTCATTCCATTATACAAGTACTCTTTTCCATTTCTTTCATAGCCGAGCTGTTCTAACTTGTTCTTAACTGCTTCCACATCGTGCTCCTCGAATGCAGTTCCATCAGCTTCAAATCCCTGTAATATAGCTGTTTTTCCGACAATACATTCCACAAGCTGTCCGATGGTCATACGACTTGGAATAGCGTTTGGATTCAAAATAATATCAGGTCTTACACCGTATTTATTAAATGGCATATCCACACCATCAAGTAAAATCCCGATTGTACCCTTCTGTCCGTGCCTCGAGTTACAGCTCCAATATGATATGCCATTTCTTCTCACATATACAACACCATGTTCTAAATTCTTAGTTCTAACTTCACAACAGTAAACTTTTCCATCGTAATCGATATACGAATCTAATTGCTTACCTTTTCCTTTGTTTTTATTAATTATTGGTTCATTTTGAGAAGTAATAATCGACATTCTCCATGCATCTTTTGTTGATGTAATGGTTTCTCCCTTTCTGGATCCATTTTTGATTGTTGCACTATGTCCAGCTTCATATTTTAGTGAAATATTTGTAGACCATCCTGCGTGTAAGCAAAGACGTTGAAAATCGTCTGCTAATTTTACTGATGAAGTGTCATATCTTACGGTTGTTGTACTCTTCATTTGATGACCATCTCCCAATGCCATTCCTGATATCAATAATCTGCAGTTAGTTTGGTTTAAATGCCAGACCCATTTTGGTAAATATTTGTTTACTGCTCCAACACTAAATGTCTCAAAATATTTTGCAAGCTGTTTGTCATAAACTCTCCATGAATGTTTATCATCATCTGTTTTCTTATCTTGTGTTTTTCCTATTTTGTACTCTAATTTAACACAAGTTTTTTCTAGTGCTTCTTTGACGCGGGGTTTATTGGCGGCAAATCTAACACTTCCAACAGTTTCATATCCCTCTGCAATCCAAATACCGAAAAATTCAATGAATGCTTTCAAATCTAGCAATTTTTCCGGCTTGTTTTCGAATGCTGGCAGTAAAAATTTATCATTTACACTAAGTTCGTTTGGTAGTTTTTCTGACAAATTTAAAACGTGATCGGCATTAGCATTTTTCTTATATTTAACCATCTTACCCATTAAATCTTCGGCTTTTACTATTTTGTAATTTGCTTTTGGATCTTTTGATCTAACATACATCATATGATTTGGTGTAACTACAGCATCAATTTGGTTACTTTCAACTTTGTACATTTTACCTTTGTGATCATATTCAAAGATCTTTGATGGTTGTTGATATAATACGGTGTCATTATACAAACTTGCCACAAAGTGTTGTTTCGTTAAATCCTTAAAAAATACCCACCCTTTATTTGTCAATACTTCAGTTTTATCATCATAACAACTGTATTTATCCCCAATTCTAGGAATTCTTTCAGATCTAATAGATAGTTTTCTAGTCATATAACCATCTTGATTTTGAATATCAATATATGCTCTATCAATAACACCAGGTGCAAACATTTTGTAACTTTCTGAACTATCCTTAAAACATTTGCCAGTATTATTGTTATCCTCAACTGGAGTAACTTTACCTAATACTGCATCACCACTTTCTACTCTGGTTTCTTCAGAAGCATAACCCTTATCATTCAACTTATCATAAGAACCATATTTTACGGTAATGAGTTTAGTTGGATCAGGTTTCATAAAAATATCATCTTGAGAAGTAGACTGATTTTTTTGTACAGATAACAAATACTTCTTCAAGTAAATTGCTCTAAACTTTCCTCTTTCGATTGAATCTTTGTTAAAGATTAAGGAATCTTCTTGGTTATATCCAGTGTAACAGCCAATAGCAACTATACAATTCTCTCCAGCAGGAAGATGTTCAGAATTGGTGTATCTCGCCGTTCTAGTTGTTACTAATGGTCTTTGTGGGTAATACAAAATGAAACTGATATCCAATCTATCTCTGTAATTTGTTGCAAATATACCCATTGCTTGTCTGCTCTGGGCGTAAAAGAAAATGTTTCTTGGTCCTTGATTTCTATCACAAAATGGTACATTTGTTGTAATTTCTCCTAATAACAAGGACGGATGAATCTCACAGTGAGTAAACTTTTCGTAAAACATTTCATCATATCTATTGTCAACATGCCTACTCTTGATATCTTTAACCATTTTAATTGAGTTAACCATCTTTTGTCTATTATCCTCAACGACTTTTCCTTTTGAAGCAATCATTAAAAATGGTTGTGATTCAGAATCAATATATTCTATTACTCCTATGTTCTTTAACAAAAACTCATCCCAATCAGTAACATTTGTTGCTTTGTATGCCTTGTTTAGTGAAATTTGTTTAATATGATCCTTTTTTAAAAGAATCTCATTTTCATTGACCATAAGTGCAGGTCTAACCAAACGACCACTATCACAATATACTCTGATCTCACATTCGTCATGATCTGCAACAATGGATACATTCTTTTGGTCAAAGAATCCTTCCAATTTTAGTTTTTGCATATTAGCATATAATTTTAGTGGTGTATCACTCATACCCATCCAATCACCGTTCAAAAAGACTTTATACATGTAGTATTCTCTTAGTGAAATATGTGGCACTGCTGTTATATTTTTGATATTTTTCATTAAATAATCTTTTAGTAGCGCATATTGGTCACGTGACATAATTGTAATGGTAGAGATCATGGTTAAATGCTTTGTCAGACCTACTTTTGCATGTTCTGGCGTCTCAGTGCAGTTTGAATTTAAAATTCCGTTTGCCATGATGGTATGTGTCTCTAAAATTGTTGTGTAATCATAAACTTTTTCCTTTGGTATTTCTTTTATTGATTTTATCGGAATCGCCAAATTGAGATTTTCCAAATAGTAGTTTTCCACGAATTTGTCATATTTTAGAGTACCTCCCTTATTACCATCACATTCTCTTGGTTTTGGTATTTTTCCTTTTCTAATATTTTCTAATAGCCTTTTCACAATTTGATAACTTGCACCTGTTTTATTTACAATGTCTTGTGGTTTAAATCCGTTCTTTTTTAATTCTACAATTTTATCATACTGTAGTTGTTTTTCTTCTGCTAATAAATTTTTGTATTTGATGTATTCAATCACGGGAGCAGACGTTCGTGTTTTTTCAATGCAATATCTAAATGCAATAGTGTTAGCAATTTTACATAAATTTTCACATGTAAGAGACGGATTGTAAATTACTTTCATTTTATTTTCGTCAATTGTACCGTTGTCATTTTTAACTTTTTCTGTGAGTACTGATCCGTTAATTCCAAGTTTTTCAAATAATGATTTTATTGATTCCATATATTTTTTTGTCGATTCCAAATATTCAACAGTTGTAGTTTGACATGTTGATGCCATATTTAGTTTAAATTCTTTTTGGTTAAGTTGTATAGAAAATCTACATCCATCGCCTCCATGAAATCCAGATAAAAATTCTCTTTTAATTGGCGAATTTCCATTCAAAATCCAATCTGGAATTTTTTTTTCTTGCATAGTTTTATCTCCAACAAAAGCACCCATTATTTTTAAATAATATGCAAAAGCTCCGCCTTTCGATACTTTCCATGTGTGGTGAATAGTTTTTTTGCCATTGTATTTATTCGTATAAGTGGTTTCTTGATAAATTTTGTTTGCTGTTCCAAAACGAAATTTTTGTATATCTTGTGTTACTTCAAATGCATCAATTTCTTCTCCAAGACAGAATACTGTATGATATTGTTCTTTTTTAGTATTTTGTTCTTTGGATATATGTCCATCAGTTACTGACGCTCCTATTAATCTTGCAGTTACTTCTAACAATTCTTGTGAAATTGGTTTGCCAATTAGTCCAGCTTCTAAAAAATCCAAATAATAGCTTTTGTTTTTGATATCTTCTTTTGTCAATATAACTTTACATTCTTTGTCTACTGGAATATATTTTGGAAAGTGTCTAACAACGACACAATCTCCCTCTTTCAAATCTCCTGCGTTTTTCATAATATATTTTCCGTTAACATTGTCAATAACTTTGTTTTCTCTATCATAAAGTTTTCTATTAACCTTTTTCATAATTTTATCCTCTTCACTTTGTTTTAAATCATCTATGGTAGGCTTTTCAATGTAATTATTGTTTTTTATCAAAATAGGGTGGTCAGGAGTGCATTTTATTTTTCTTCCGGATATTGTTGTTATTTCTAACAATTTTTCGGGATCTTTAGAAAAGAAATTTGTGATTGGAGTGTTAGATTCTGTTAATGTGTCTTGATACACAGAGTTTGTAATTTCACCACTTCTTAAATCTTTCATAAGTTTGATTCTACCATCACCCATTAATATTTCTGTATCTCCTGTCAAGCAACATAAAAAAGGAATTGCCGATGGATGTGCATGTCTGGGATTGGTTAATTTTGCAGAACTTGCATCTCCACCTGGGGCATCAACTCTTCTCAAAAATGATATAGTCTGTAAATATGTTAATCTTTGCAACATTTGAGCCACACCCTGACGTCGAATCCAGTGACCAGTTGACAAACTAGCTTTAAAACCTTGTTCAATAATATTTGGTTTAATATTTTGTATGACAACAAGTGGATTTTCAACACTCTTGTTTCTTCCATCGAAGAATTTCTTACATTCTCCTAGTAACTTTTTGTAGTTAACCTTAAACAACTCATACATAAGATCTCCAGGAAGATCGATACGTTTGTTAACATAAGAATCTCTGTCATCAAGAGGTTGTTTACCTAAGTATACTTTTAAAAGTCTGTTTAACATATAACCCAAGTAATAGGCTTTATTAATTAGCGGACCTTCAACATGTGGTAAGAAATTGTTTTGTAACAAATTCTTTAAGTGCATTTGTTTTTGAAGTTTCTTAGTTTCATTGTCTGACTCAGTATATTTTTTTAGTACTCTCAACTTAGGTATTAAATATTCAATAGCTTCTTCTTGTGAAGAAATCTTTACACCTTTATCAGTCTTACATGAATCAAGTGATGTTCTAATTAAGTCTACCATATCAGTATCATGTTCGTCGTAAGCAATTAAATCAATGATACTTCTGTCAGATTCCAAACCAAGTGCCCTAAAAACAGCACATACATTAACTTCTGTTAAAATTGGAACTCTCAATGTCATAATTTCATCCTTCTTCATTTTTACAGAAATTACTTGTGTCATTCCATGTGGTTTGTAAGATTTAGAGTTACATTGTACAATATAAGACTGTGCACCAGAATCCTTCTTAACAAATACAAGTGGTTTATTCTCAACCATTCTATCTTGGCAAATTACAACTTTCTCATTACCATTAACAATAAAATATCCCCCAGCATCATAGTCACATTCATTCTTGTCCATGTCTTTATTAGAATAAAGACTGCACCACTTTGATCTAACCATTAGAGGAATTGTTGCAATGTGTTTTGCTTTTTCGGTTTCTCCATTTTGTTTGACAATTTTGTGGTCTGAAGCAATATCAATAATGTCTTGAAACTGAGTTACATCTGCAATAAGCTTCACTGAATATGTATAGTTATTGTGTCTAGCATCAGATGGAAACATTGGTTCAATACCATTGTTCATTGTTGGTCCATCAATCATTACATTTTCGAACTTAAATCTGTATCTGAAATAAGTTGTTTGTGTAATTGTTTCAGTAAATACATGTTCCCCATTTTCTAGGAAATTTTTAATATCTTCTTCAAGAAATTTGTCATATGAATCATACAAATGTCTAAAAATATAATTCTTTTTGTTGAAATGTAAATCAGCTAACCTAAAAATTTCTTCTGTTGATAAATTATTAATATCCCCACCAGATGTATTTTTAGTTACTGTCACACTACCTCCATTTTTAAAAGCTCTCTTTAAAATAGCTTTATTAGATGGTTTAGTTGATTTAGTTGATTTAGTTGATTTAGTTGATTTAGTTGATTTTAAAGTTGTTTTTCCACCAACTAAACCATCTGACGATTCTTTTTTATTATTCAGTTTTGTTTTGACAACCCTTTGGGGTTTTTCCATTTTGTTTAAAAGAGAATTTCCTATAATCATTATATTATTATAGGTAATAAAATCAATTTTTTATGTAGTTTTAACATGTTTTTATGGGTGTTGTACTACTTAAGAGATAAAAACAAACATTGTTTCAAACCTATATATATAATTGTGAAGAATATAACTTATTCTTTCTTAAAGCATCCACAACTTAAAAAGTTAAGTAGTAAAGCAACTAGTTTAATTATAATATTTTTTTTGTCACGTTTTTTAATGATATTTTAGAATTATTTTGTTGTTGGGGAATTTTTTCCAAATCTTTAAAAATAGTTGCCATCATTGCTTTCATATCAGGTAAATTATTGTTACTTGAATTTAGTAAAGGTGTCGTCGTAAGCAATTAAATCAATGATACTTCTATCAAATTCTATGTGGTTTGTAAGATTTAGAGTTACATTATACAATATAAGACTGTGCACCAGAATCCTTCTTAACAAATACAAGTGGTTTATTATTCTCAACCATTCTATCTTGGTAAAGTACAACTTTCTCATTACCATTAACAATAAAATATCCCCCAGCAATATAGTTATATTCATTCTTGTCCATGTCTTTGTTTGAATAAATATTGCAACACTTTGATCTAACCATTTGAGGAATTATTGCAAAGTGTTTTGCTTTTTCGGTTTCCCCATTTTTTAGGAAATTTTTAGTATCTTCTTCAAGCAATTTGTCATATGAATCATACAAATGTCTAAAAATATAATTCTTTTTGTTGAAATGTAAATCAACTAACCTAAAAAATTCTTCTGTTGATAAATTATTAATATTCCCACAAGATGTCTTTCCACCAACTAAACAATCTGACGATTCTTTTTTATTATTCAGTTTTGTTTTGACAACCCTTTGGGGTTTTTCCATTTTGTTTAAAAGAGAATTTCCTATAATCATTATATTATTATAGGTAATAAAATCAATTTTTTATGTAGTTTTAACATGTTTTTATGGGTGTTGTACTACTTAAGCAACTAGTTTAATTATAATATTTTTTTGTGTCACGTTTTTTCTTTAATGATATTTTAGAATTATTTTGTTGTTGGGGAATTTTTCCCAAATCTTTAAAAATAGTTGCCATCATTGCTTCCATATCATTTGTTGACGATATGTCTAACATATTTATGTCAGATATTTTCATATCAGGTAAATTATTGTTACTTGAATTTAGTAAAGGCGTCACCATACCCATTAAACTATTCATTGTATCCAATTGCTCCATTATATTTAACTGAATATTATTATTATTATTATTATTATTATCATTATCATTATCTTTATCTAAGTAATCTGATTTGCCAAATTCATTAAATATATAATATTTTTTACAAACTGTTAAGTATTTACCAATATATGGTACTTCCTCAAACATGATAACATATATCGATGCCATATCATATGATATATTACAAGCACAATTAATCATATTTGATGCAAAATTACAATAGTATATACAATCTTTTTGTAGTTCAGTATTAGAAAAATCATTCGATACAGTATTTAAATAACTATTAAAATACATTTTAAAACTATTATACTTATTGCTAACATATTCTATGTTCGATTCATACCATTCCAAATCTTCAATCGTTAATTTTAATACTTCTTCATCTTTTTTTGAAACATTATCTTTACTAAGCTTTGATAGCTTTAATACATTTTTTGAAGTTTTTTTGATTATTGTATATGATTTGTAAATATAGTCCCAATGAACCAAACAACAAAATATTCCAGTTACCATAAAAATATACAACGTCATGAGTTTTCCAACAAATAAACATAACACATTACTTCCCATTAGTCCAATGTGCCACTTTGTAAACTTGTTTACAAATCCATTAACAAAAGTGGATAATAAAACAAAGTTAAAAATTAATATTTCCCATAGATTTAACATTTCTTAAATAAAAATAATATACCCACCAACCTTTAAATCTTATTAAACAAAATATATAATCTTTGCATTTTGTTTCTATTAAAGTTGCCACACAATTGTCTGTTTTTTATGTTTTTCGATGTATTTATTTATTTTTCCAAACTGATCGACATTATTAAACGGAGGATATGATCCTGAAGAATTGGCACATGATAAACCAGATGGGTGGCTCGATGCTATTATTTCATGATCAGGTTCATCAATATCAATTAATGACATTTTTCCTATTGCATCTTGACCCCACAAAACAAACACCACACCTTTAGTATTTGCAGAAATATATTTAATTATTTCATCAGTAAACCATGTCCAACATTTTTGATGGCAATTTTTATTATCCTTTCCATCTTTTACTGTTAGTGATGAATTTAACCAAAGAACACCTTGCAACGCCAAAAATTCTAAGTTACCATGAGTTGGTCTTGTTTTTATTTGTCCATGTGTTATCATATTTTTGTAAATGTTATCTAGAGAACTTGGAATTTTTACACCGTGAGGAACAGAAAATGATAATCCCATTGCTTGGTGAACCAATACATCATTATACTCTTCATGATCAAAATATGGGTCCTGTCCAATTATCACAACCTTAACTTTATTAAGTGGTGTTAATAAGAAAGCATTAAAAACAAGTTCAGGAGCAGGATGCATTAAAACATTTTTGTCTACCTTTAATTCATCTGAGAGTACTTTTTCAGTGTGCTGACATTTTGGATTTTTAAACAATTGTTCAAACATATTATCCCAAGAAGAGTTATGTGCAATTTTGCTTAACTTTACTTTTCCATCAGGAAAAAATTCGTTCCATGTTTTGTATTTTGAATATTTCTCTATTGATAATTTTAAATTCATTTTATCTTTTTTGTATTATAACTATTCTGTGATGGTTTTGTAAGGGTGAGTTATTTTCAATTTTTTACGCAATGAATGTAAAACCTAACTTTATATATGACCCTTAATTGTATTTATAAAAAAACTGAACAAAAAAATAATTATACAACTAAATTAGACATGTTAATAATAATATTGTATAATAATTATGGGATGTAATTCTAGTATTGAGGCAATGAGCGAATTTATACCAATAGATCAAAATGAGATATCAAATATGATCGGAAAAAAAGGAAAATATAAAAAGAAATTATCAGATATGCAAACAGAAGATACTGGACAAATAAATGTACTACATAAAAACAGTAACTTGATGTTGTACACGGATAGTAATAAGCCTAGAACACTTTCTTTAATTTCTGTACCCTCTATTAGGCTTATTGAAGAGGAAGAAAAGTTAGACTATATACCAGAACAATGGTTAAAAAGTAAAGAGAAAGACTATTTATATGAACACAAAATTTATTTTAAAAAATTTACCAAATCATTTCAAAATATTTACACAGATTTACAAGACTCTGATATTAAAGTCATAATAACATGTGATTCTATTCTGTACGCGTTTAATAAAATTAGGGAAAAATGTATTGAAGATTTGGAAACAAATGTTTTGTATGGAAAGTTAAACAATTTATGTGTAAAGATATTTACTTATATAAAAAATTTACTAGACGACAAAACAAAAAAATTTAGTGAGCAAGCAAGAAATATTATGTTTTTACTGAAATTTTACTTTTCAATTCCATATTCTATTTTAAATATCAACATACTTGGTCATTTAACGGGCTCAGGAGACATGAATATGGAAAGTACAAAATCAATATTAGAAATGATGGGAATATTTGAAAACCAAACTCTTTTTATGAACACAATAAAAAATATTTTAGCATACAAGGATGTTACAATTAAAATTTGTGATGTTACACTAAGATTTAGTGGAAATATGTTTGAGATGAAAAAATACGATTTGTCTTCAATTGAATTTAAAAAGTATTTTCTCGCATTGACATTTTTATGTGGATTTTCTTTTGATATTGTTACAAATAACATAACAACAAATAATAAGTCAACGTTAGTTGCATCGTTTGTCTCAAAAATATTAGAACCATTTTTAGACGAAATAATAAATCTTGAGTTAAGTTTGGATGAAGTATTTGGACTAACATGTACTAATAAATTAAAAAACTGTTTAACTACTCTTAATTCGGAGATTCCAAAAACTCCTCTACCTGAAATGCTTAACTGGATGGTTACGAATTTATCATTTTTAAATAAAATTTTTATAAAAAACAAAATAACATCATTCCAAATGCTCGGCAAAGTAATTTCTCCAAACTTAGTATTTGACACTTTCAGAAACCAAGGTATAAATACATTTTCTTCATTAGATTTAGCATATACACTATTTCAAAATGATACTGCGAAAAATAAAATGTCTGAAAACTATTTCAAACAATCTGAAGAGAATTTAAATTTGATTAGAATAAAAAATCTAACTCTTTCAAATAAATCATTTCATGATCAATATATGAAACTAATACGATCATTGACTTTTGATTCGTCATCTTTGAGAAACGGCAAAAAAAAACCATTTTGTGGAGATTTATGGAATGTTAAACAGTTAAAAACGCAATTAGGGTCATATGTTGATTTTGCATATACCAATCAAATACAAAATAGTTATGTATTACAAAAATATTCAAACGATAGATCTAATTTTCAAGATAAAGAAATAATGATAGAACCAATTAGTTTGTTTTGGAATGATATGTTATGTATTGTTTTGTCTTTAAAAGATATTATGTTAAAAGAATTTGTCAGTAAATCAAATTGTATTAAAAAATTAGATATGCTAGAAAAAATACTTAGGGTAATAATAAGAAACGAGTTAGACAAATTTAAATATATTTTGTCATCATACTTAACACTGTTTGATGAAACTGATCAAAATGTGTACTCAAAATACTTTTCTATTCAACACGATGGAGAAGGAAAAGATATATGCTTAGGATTAGACTGTATTGATGTAATGTTTGTCGAGCTAGATAATGGTAAAATTTATGCTGGACCAACCTATTCAGTTCATGAGTTTGAAATAAAAAACAATACAAAGTCTACCGAAATATCAGGATATGTCGATTTTAATCTATCTAAAATTTATATTTAAAAAAATTGAACAAAATACACTTAAACATTAAACCTACATTTTATTTATTACTCATCAAACATGTTAAATCGGAATATGGATATAGGAAACGTATACTTTAACGAATTGAACAAGTACTTCTCTGAATATATTGAGGGTATTGACTTTGATAACATTCAACAAAAAATGGATGTTAATAATAATGATAACAAAGTCAATAACCAAGAGAATGATGTTTTACAAAATGATATATGCCAAAATTGTGGTGGTGATAATTTTATTGAAGATTACTGCCAAGGTATTATTATATGTACCAACAAGGCATGTGGTGAAGTTTTAAAATCCCTTTATGATAATGCACCAGAATGGAAACAGTATGATGACGATGATAAATCTGGTGCACGCTGCTCACAAGCTGTAAATGTATTATTACCCCAGTCATCACTTGGTACAAGCATTGGTGGTTTTGGAAGAAATAGAATTAAAATATTACATTCATGGAATGTAATGCCATCAAAAGAACGCAGTTTAAACAAAGAATTCAAAAAAATTCACGAGGTATGTCAAAAAGAAGGAATTTTAAAATGTGTTGAGGATGATATTAAAATTATGTACAAAATGGTAAGTGAGTGTAAACACATTACAGGTAAACATAAAGGAGACTTTGTTATTACTCGTGGAGTAAATAGAACAAGTATTATTGCTGCATGTATGTCATTTGCATGTATTCGTAAAAGTATGACATATACACCAAAAGAAATTGCAAAGATGTGGGGTATCAAAGAAATGGACATCAATAAAGGATGCAAAAATTTGCAAAAACTATTTAAAATAAAAAATAAGAGTAGACATATAAAAAATGCAATGTCTTTAATGGCGACTGGAACAAGTAAGCCAGCGCATTTTATTAAGAGATATTGTAACGAACTGAAAATTAAAAATCAATACATTGACGAGGCTTTAAAAATTGCAATTAATGTGGAAAAGCTTAATCTCGCTTCTGGTCACACACCATTTTCATCGGCAGCTGCAAGTATACTTCTTATGGCTGAACTAAATAATTTAAGTTATATAACAAAAAAAAAATTAGCCAATGAGTTTGAAATATCTGACACAACTATCTACAAAACGTACAAAGAGTTGGAACCGTATAAAAATATTCTAACCAGTTTTGAAACAACAGATCAAATTGTAAATCAGATTAAAAAAGATATTGTTAAACAAAAAATACCTTCTGAAGTTTTAGCTCGTATGTTAAAGTTTGGGGTAAACGAAAAATCAAAATCATCTGATTCTCTTATGTCTTTAAATGCAATTGATATTGTTTCAATTAAACAAATCACAACCTTAAAATCAGATTTGGTTTCAATTAAAAAAGAAAAAGTTTTATGTAGCAATTATTCTTTAGTTTCATCTGAAGACAGTGATGACTACGAATCTAGTTTGGATCTAGATGAAGATTATAATTTTGAAAAATCAAATGAGTTTGATGATTTGAAAGAAGAAATGGGCGAAGACTTTGACTTTACAGAAAACTTTTCAGAAAACTTAAAAGAAAAGTTTGCATCAATAAATAAACTTTTAAAAACAAAAACATCAAAAGACATAAAAAAAGACATGGAATTATTACTTAAATCCAGTGAACTCGTAAAACAGTTAACACATGATTTAGACAAGTATTCACTAAAATTAAAAAAAATGTAATTACTTTACTAACTATATTATAGTAGCAAAACAGTTAGTCCTCCAAATCTGTGAAGTCTTCTATGTCACCTAACATGGAAAAATCAATATCTTCCATACTAAATTCACTATTTTTTGATATCACTTCCAACTCTCCTGTTTCTTCTCTTGTTGCTTGGTCTTTACTTGGAAATAAACATGATATATATCGACTTGATTGTAATCCATTTTTTGTCTCAATAACTTGTAGAGAAACAAGTCGATGCATTTTAAGTTCTTCCATTCTAGAAAAACTTCTAAAACCATCAATTCTATACTTTGTTCCGTCTTTGCTATGATAGTGAAGTAATTTTTTTTTTCCTATTTCTACAGGTTCGTCAAAAATGCAGTCAGAATAAACATCCTCAAAGAGACCATACACTGTAGACATAATTGTCTGGTCAGTTAGTTGTGACAAATTACTTATTCCGTAAAATGATTTTAACATATTGAAAGTTTGTTTTTCAACAGATCCTTCTATTTCATTTCCTGAAATTCCGTATGTCATCTCAATCAGTCTCTTAAAGTGTTTCCTAACATTTGACATTAGCTTGTTGTTCATTGAATTATCTTGTGCCCATTTTACATATGCATAACCAGAAGTTCCGGAACCTTCATGTATCATACTGGAAAATATATTTATAAATGTTGAAAAGTCAGTATCCCCTTTTATATTTTTATATTTTTCGTTCATGTAGACTTGTTTTGTTGCCGATGTTTTTCTATGTTCTTTTGGAATCCAAAAGAATGAGTTTCCCTGAGAACCTTCTATCATTGCAATACAAATTAGTATTGCTACAACAGCAGGATCATCACGATCTAGTTGATTTTTATCACTACCTTTGTAAATTAAGTTCATTGCTCTGTATGCGACAATTGCATTTTCTAAACTAAACGGATAGTTAGGAACTGCATGTCCTATATTGGTTATTTTATTATTTTCATCAATTAGTTTCAATCTTACCAATTTTTCTATAAGTGGTTTGTATCTTGTATCGTCAATTTCTAAAATTTCTTGAGCATCGAGTCCGGCATCCAAAAATTCCAAAACGATCATATATGGTAAAATTCTATCCATGTCTGACAAATCAGAGTCTTTAAAAGTTTTCCACTTATTTTCTGTAAACATTGGATAATAGTCACCATTAGTAGTTCTTCCTGCACGACCCTTTCTTTGTGTAAGTTTGTCTTTTGGTGCAAAATCGGTAACTAGTCTTATTCCTATTCTGTTATCGTATGGAGTTTTTTGTAGACCCATATCAATAACTTTACATACATCTGGAATTGTGATAGAACTCTCTCCTACATTTGTTGAAATTACAACCTTTATAACATCATCTGAAACTTTAACAAATGCTTCCATTTGTTCTTCTGGTGGTATATTCGAATACAATCTAAATACTACCAAGTTTAATCCTTTCATTGATTCTAATTGAGTTGCTATAGTTTCCACTTCAGCTTCGCCTGGAACAAATACCAATATACCTTCCTTATTACCTTTATTATTTCCGTCTGTTATTACATCCATTATTTTATTAATAGTAAATATTACAGCTTTTTTCATATCAGTTGGATCAATATTGTCTTCATTCCAGTGAATTTTAATGGGAAACATTCTACCGACTGATTGAATTGTTTTTGATGTGAAATTTGTAAAGTTCATATCACCTAGTGTAGCAGATGCAATAATTAGTTTTATTGGAAATCCTTTTTTAATCATATACAGTGCTAGTTTTAAAATTGCTTTATTTTCCATACTTGTATGATGGGCTTCATCAACCATTAGTAAAAAATTATTTGGTAACTTTCTCATACCATTTAAAACCAATTTTAAGTCATTAATTAAATGTTTTGTTGTGCAAAATGCTAGTTTGGTTTTCATTCTGTCATAAAATACTTCACCATAACAAGAATAACCAATTTCTGTTTTATCTCGAGTATTATCTCTTACAAATTTATATAATCCAAGAGTTGCTGGAATTGTTGGAAGAGATACTCTAACAATAAATCCCTTATCAACAAAATAAGGAGGAATTGATAAACTTTTTCCAGAACCTGTTGCAGCTTTAACAATTGTAACTTGATTATTCTGTACAGATTGACTTATTTCTTTTAATATTTTCAAAACAGGTAAATCTTTTGGTATTGCGTTGTTATACTTTAAAAATCCACTTCCTTTTTTTTTAAAATTTGAATTTTTTTTTAAATCAACCTTGGATTCGCTATATTTTAGCTCAAACTGAAAATTTGGTTTAGTTTCAACAATTGTTGTATTCTCTCTTTGCAAACTTGCTTCTACCGTATTTACCTTTACTACCTTGGTTACTTTCGTTTTGGTTTTTTTTATTTCATTTGGCATGTTTGATGTATCTAAAACATTTTCCAAATTTGCTTCTCTAGAAAGTTGTGTTGGTAATGTTGGATGTGTTGGTAATGTTGGATGTGTTGGTTGTACTGACTTTCTAGTTTTATTTAGTTTCTTATTTGTAAGTTTTGTAAAATTTGGCAAAATGTCATTATTGACAAGTTCTTTACTAGCGTCGTGATTGTTTTGACCTTCCATTATTTATATAATATTGTAAAATATATCTGTATAGTATTGCTAATTGATAATTCTAAATTAAATTCAATTTTTTTAAATTATATTAAAAAAATTGAATATTTGAAGTTATTGTATACCCCTTTACAAAAATGATATAATTACATATAGCATACCCAGTTTACTGAGCATAACTATTATATTCAAATGACATCAAAAGATACTACAGTTTTAGTAATCAGTAACAATGATTATACTCATAAGATTGAAGGAACAATGCGATTTAATAACTCAACAAAAATTCCGTTTATTTACATAAATGGAAATACATTTTTGTTGACATCTGATATCACATTGCATGAAACAATCAAGAATAATTTGAATTCGATTTACAGGTTTTCAAAAGACACTAAAGAATTGTTCAAAAAAAATTCCAAACATAATAACAAATCTGTACTATCACTGACTCGTGCAATACGAGATAATGGTGATCCAGTACAAGTGTATTTTGAAAAAAAGATGTATTATATCGTCATCAAAACTGAAAACAATAAAACCTATGTGACTCTTGTTTTAATGGATTATTATAATAAGTACTTTAGAACGTGTTAATGAATAAAATCTTTAACTCTTTTATTTATTTACTTCTATCAGAACTTGAATCAGAATTATTATCTTCTTCATTACTGTTTTCTTCATTACTGTTTTCTTCATTACTGTTTTCTTCATTACTGTTTTCTTCATCAGAAAACTCTTTATCATTATTTTCAGAATTATCTGAATCAATAGATTCTTCTATAAATATTTTTTGTTTTTGTAAAGTACTACATTTGTCAACCAAATATTTATCAACATCAAATGATTTTTCAAAAGTATTATTTTCTATTTCATCATTTTCAATTAGGGCATAAGTCAATATTTCTTTGATGTGACTAATAATCATTACTCTGAAATTGTCATCAAATAATGTTTTATGTGTTAATTTAATTTTATCAACATCTTTTTCGTTATCTTTTGGAACAAAACACAATCTAACTCCAGCCTTTTTGCTTCCAATTAATTTACCATCCAATCCGCCGATGCCACCAATTGTACCATCGTGATCAATTTCTCCAGTTAGAGCAATGTCATTTTTTACTTTTTTATTTAAGATTTTTGAGATAAATGCTAATGTGTTAGATGATCCCGAACTAGGTCCATCCTTAACACTTGCATCAGGATTATGTACATGCAGACCATTAGGATAGTCTTTGAAAAAAGTTTTTCCATATTTTGGTTTCACAAAGTTAATAGCAATTGTAAAAGCAAATTCAATACTTTCAGTCATAACTCTTTTTTGGTTACCAGTAACTTTGATAACAAATTTGTTACCTTTACCCATTTGGTTTTTATACATCAAAATTGGTAATATACCGCCATCATTTCCAGAACTTAACACATACATACCATTTACAACACCAACTTCTGGTGTCTCGTGTATTTTTCTTGTTGTAATTGCATGTTTTGGTAAATATCCATCAATTAGAGATCTAGTCAGTTCTATTAACTTAATTGGTTTGTTTGGTTTTTCTTTTTCAAATATTCCTGACTTGAAAATTCTGTCTTTGTTTATTTTAAGTAATATTTTTTCTATCATATCCTTAATTTTTCTTACACCTCCTTCATTTGTATATGTATCAACCAAATGTGTAATATTTTCGTCAGATATTTTAATTTCAAGATCATTTAATCCGATATCATTTTTAGCTTCTTTAATTAAATGTTTGTTAACAATTTGAATTTTATCTTCAATACTGTATGACTCAACTTTGATAACTTGCATTCTATCCAATAAAATTGGATCTATTTTTTCCTTGTTATTAAATGAAAATACAAAAAGTACCTTATTTAGAGGAAAAGAAATATCTTGAAAAAATTTATCATTAAATTGTGAGTTTGTGGTAGTATCAGTTACATGAATTAATACGTCAGTAATTTCATTCCTTCCATGATGTAAAGCTGTCTTATCTAGCTCATCAAAGAAAAGTATACACCTAGATTTTTGTGTTTCTGTCATTTTCTTCACTATAGCTCCATATGAACTTCCACTATAAGTACTAGAGTGACCAATTAAAATACTATTATCATCTAATCCGGCTAAATTTATCTTGGCAAATGGTAGACCTAAAGCATTGGATAATTCCATACCCAAAAGTGTCTTACCAATTCCTGGTCCCCCGTGCAATCCAATAGCCTTTCCCAAACTGTTTGGATTAGTAAACCACTTTGCTAAGAATTCCACAATTGTTTCCTTACATTCTGTATGACCATAGACTTTTTCATTTAGTTTGTTTTTTGCAGAAACAATAATTTCTTTCCACTTTTCTTTATCATTTTTGTATCTTGAAAAAATATCGTCATCATGTTCACCTATCCATGGGTAATCCATTACTACTTTTACATACATTAACTGTTTATAATATTCACTTCCACCAGATTTCATCTCATTAAGCTTTTCCAAAGCAAGTTTCTTAACTTTTTGTGGCATATTTTTGTTTAACATAATTTGCTTTTTCATGTCAATATCATCATTTTCTAATGTTGATAACTTTTCTAATTCTGCTTTTATTGATACATTTTCCTTGCATAATTTTAATTGAAGTGGTAAACTTAAATTTTTATAAATTATGTCAGCAACATAAATGGAACCAGCCTTTGATTCTCTGGTTGAACCAAATAATATACCAGCATCCCCAACTGAACTACCCAACAGTAAGTACTTAATAATTTTAAACTTTGTTGTCAAATTTCCACTAATAAAATCTGCAAACACAAATTTAAAAGTAACAGATGATGAGTATTTTTGATAAAACAAATAATCTGAACACATTTCACTAATAAATGAAGTATCGTCTAATCCTATAATTTCTCCAAGATTTAGATTTTTAAGAAATAGTTCTTTGAAAGTTGTTTGTATTGTTGTAAGTTTTGCAATATCTTTTAATGATTTAACTTGCCCTTCAATAATATTTTTTAAATGTTTTATTCTATTGTGCAAATATTCATTACAAATAGATGATGTTCTTATGTTGGCATTAACACAGTCATATTCAAAAAATCCTACTACACATAATTGATTTTCTTGATTTGATACTGAATGTGATAGATTTATGTCAACTTTAAAAATATTTCCCAAAAGTGATTCAAATTTCTCTTGAGTGGAAGGAATATATCTTGAAATTTGAATCGATTTTTTTCCTGTAGTTTTCTTTGTACTAATTTTCAAAGGCACAAATAAATTATTAAGTATTTCAAGTAAATATAGTTCTTCTGGAGTTTCTACATTAATTAAATTTTCAACTCCTTTTGAAAAGATAAAAAGACTATCAGCAATATTTTTGCATCCCACTGAAGTAATTAATTTTTTAATTTTTTCGTCAAATATTTTAAAATCATATGGAGTAAATGGTTTAAGTTCGGCTTCATAAATGGTGTACGATAATCCATATATAATATTAAGCATTTTTCTTTTAGTTTCGTCATTCATATCCTCCGGTTTGGATTTTGCTGTTTTAAGAATATCACATAAGTTTTTTTCCAAATTTGTTATTTTGTCAAACTTAATCTTTTCAACAATATCACCCTCTTCTGATTTCTCATACTCGCTGTCACAACATTTATTATTACCTACTCCCTTTATTGTATCTAATCTTGAATTGTAGGTTATATTGAGCAGTCTAATCAAATTATTTATTACTTTTAAGTAATCTGTTCTTTTAATATTCGTTAATAGATAGTCTTTGTGCAATCTTTCAATATGGATAGTAAGATTATTAATTACTTTTGAACGCTTGCTATACTCTCTTTTTAAATAGTATAATAAAAAGTCTTTTGCTTTTAGCTCGGTTGTCATTGCCTATAATTTAGCATGGTAAAAATAAACCTGCTAAAAATAATAGACAAAAATGATTATATACACGCGGAAAAATGTGCGTTTTTTTTATTTAAATTAAGTTATAACCCACCATTTTATACTTGTTACCTAGACAAGTTTTACAATCCTTTTTATAGAGCATAGACACCTTGTTTTTTATTTTGATTTTTATAAAATAATTCAGAAAAAGTGATGCGCATTGAATGGATTTTTGATATAAAATTTTGTCCTAAAGTATAGATTTTGCGTGTTGTGTTTCAAATAAGAAAAATTTATTGGAGTATAATATCAGTAATAATGCCAGCAAAAGCAAAACTCCAAACCAAGGAAACCTCAAACAAAGAAGTAGTCCAAAAGGAAACCAAAAAATCAATCTCTAAAGCTCCAAAAGAGACCAAGAAAGTAAACGCTAAGAAGGATACAAAACCAAAACCAAAAGCTGATACTAAAAAGAAGCCAGTTACAAAAAAAATACAAAAGGTTGGTGACAAAGAAAAAAAACCAAAAAGATCCTTTAAAGCTATTTATGTAAATGTGGAAGGAAATGTTGTTATGCAAGGAAGATACTGTGGAGCTAAACCAAAGCAAGCTGCCTGCAAAGCCCTAACAGGAATCTGTAAATTGTTTGCCAAGAATGATTCTGAATTAGAAGAAAAAATCTTCTTCGCTGTAAGAGAAACAACACGAAAGAGTCGTAATAAACTTTACTTCTACACTGGTCAAAGAGTTGTATTGGATGAACCAATTACCCTTGAAATTGCTGACGGTAAGGAAATCACTTACAAATACAACAGCATTGTAAACAAAGCAAACTCTGATGACTGCACTCACTTGTTGAACTATGAAGTTGTTGATGCTAATGAAGATGAAGACGAAGAGGAAGTTCAAACTAAACCAGAAAAGGTAGCTAAGGTAGCTAAGGTAGCTAAGGAAACTAAGGTAGCTAAGGAAACTAAGGTAGCTAAGGAAACTAAGGTAGCTAAAGAAACTAAGGTAGCTAAGGAAACTAAGGAAACTAAGGAAACAAAAGATGTCAAACCAGTTAAGATTGCTAAAGATTCTAAACCAGCTAAAAAGGACGACAAGAAAAAGCCAGCTAAAAAGTAAGTTGGTTACTAACTTATAACTTTATAGATTTTTGCCAATCTATAATTTTAGTTTTATTAAACAAAATATATCATTAAAATCAGATTTTTATGCCGTAATAGCTTGATTTATTTTATTAAAAATATTTTATTTCTGGTAATTATACAAATGGACACAAATTTGATTATTGTGGATATTAATAAATCAAATGATTTATTATCAATATACGATAAAAATAAAGTTTTACTTGGAGAAATAACACCAATTTCAATAATACAATATATTTCACAACCAGTTTATCCAACATTGTTTGAGAATTTGCAAAGATCCGATTCTAAATTTAATTCCAACCTTGTTGGAAAATATATTTGTAGCATCACTGTTGATCAGCGAGAAATAAAAATAGAAATGTTGTCACATGCGGAGTCTCCGTTAATGGGAGATGTTGAAAAGTTAATGAAAATATACAAAGCATTGCACAAATTCGAAAAGGAATCTCTTGAAAATGAACTTTGCAAAATTCCAAGCGACGGGACAAAAAAAAAGATAAGTGGATTAATAGAACAGTTTAAATATTTATTTTTGAGCCATATATTAAAACTCATTGCAACGATTAGTGATGCAATTAAAAATGACAATTCCAAAAAGGAGTTAAAAGAAATGTTACTCAAATATAGTGTTGCATGTTCGTATAATATGAGTAATTTTATGAAGAATAAAATAGAAGAAAAAATAATAGACATTGAGATTCTAAAGTCAGACGTTATTAGAATGGGTAATGTAAAAATAGAAATGTACAAAAAAGTAGATGAATTGACAAAATCAGTAATTAAACAAAATATTCAAATTCAAGACATTACAAAAAAACTTGATTCTGTACAAAGTGTGCAGAATAGTAGCTACAAAACTGATGAAGAATATAATGATGACACAAGTAGTAATATTTTAAAAAATAATGAAAACAATAATAAAGATTCTAGTCAAAATGGTGGCAAAAACAAAATTTCAAGACATAACTATAAATTTAATGACAAAGATTTTTATTTTACGGGATCAGAATCAGATTCAGATAAAGACAAATTAAATAAATCTGGTAAATCAAGTAGTAATCATATAAACTATTTAACATTGACTTCAACAAAATCGCCAAGATAAAATAAAGGATTATTATAGCAGCAATATATTATAGCTGCAACAGAATGGAATCAGAACAGTTTGAGGTTAACCAAATAAATCAAGCAAATATAAAAATGCTGGATAACTTAAAAAAATTTACTAAACTTTTGGACATAATAGAACTTTCCATAAATGAAAAATTAGAAAAAGATCTTGCTAATTTAAAGGCAATGGTAAATACAATAGATGAAAATAATACAATTTTCAGGAAGATATGTGAAAATTGTATTTAGTTAGTATAAACTCAATCAAAAGTTAATGTAAGTTTAACTTCTCCATCTTTTACACTTTTTGTAGCATTAACTTTGATAATTCCATTATTTTCATCAACTTTAACATTTAGAGATTTTTTAGTTACTTTTGTAGGTTTTTTATCACTGCTATTACTTTTTTTTGACTTGGTATCTTTTTTAGTTTCTAAATCTTTGTTTGCAACCTTAATTTCTTTGCTAATTTGTTTTAAATTTTTATCTACATATCCAATAATGTTGTTCATAAAAGCCCACTTAAAAAAATTTAATTGCCCAAGTGTCGTTTTCATTGACAATCCATTATCAAAATTGTAATTAAACTTCTTCTTTCTCCTAAAGGGATCAAAATACTGCTTTTTATATGATTTTAGTTGTGATTTGTAACTTATTCTTACATCAAACATTTCGGCATCTTTTGCTGATCCACAATCTATTCTTTTTCTAGAATATTTTGTAACAAACCAGTCAAGTATTCTTAAACTTATAGTTGACTTTCCTTCAACTATGTTTATCATTTTTGCTATGTCAGTAGATGTGCATGTTTTAAAAAATTTATTTATCATTCTATAATAACATTTCTCTTTTACTGAAAAAAATGTAATTGGATCAATATCTAATTCACCTACATGTTGCCCCTCTTCAGAGTCTTCTGACTCGTCTCCAGAGTAATATGAATATTCTGAATTTGTATTATCACTTTCTTCATCTCTATTATTGGCATGTCTTTTCATAAGTTTACTTTAATTTAGTGCGTTGCGTTTAAGTGTGTTTTGGCCACACCTGCGTTTTATTATACTAATAATTTTTTTAATCGAAACCAAATCTGATTTTAAGGTTGTGATTTAAATAAAAAAACTATACCTTTGTCAAGTTAAATTGGTAACTTCATTTAATAGAAACAAAATGCAATAGTGATATATTTTGTTTAATCATTGCGTTTTTGGATGAAGTCTTTTCCAATTGTTCGCAAATTTTTCGTTGCTATATTCTGATCCCAACAACAGTATGGAATAACCTTCAACAGTCTAAAGTAGATATCAAAAACTTCTTCGTTTGGTGGAACGTTCAGCTTGGTTTCTGGGTTAGACTTGAATAATTCCCATGCATTGGTTTGAGAATTTACTCCTGAAGCCATGAAAGTCAGTAAAAAACTAACAGATCCTCTCAAAACTCTCAAAGCAGAACCCTCGGTGGGAATCTTATTGGATAGCACTGTTTCAATGTACCTCTCAACATAACTCAAAATGAACAAACACATTGTCATACCAACTTCAACACTATCATCTTTTAAGTTGAAGTCTCTACATTCAGTAGCCCAAACAAAAGTTGATCTCAGTGCAATTCTGAAATGTGCAATATGAAAATCGTTACATTTATTTGCCCAGTCTACCGAGTAAGGATCCAACAAATCAACAAACTCATCAAATAGTGGTAAAGCCATGGATGCCACAGTAAAGTCGTTGTCAGAGTTGCCAATTGTTGGGATAGTCACTGACAGATTGCTATGTGAAAATCCTCTTACCATTTGCTTGGTGATTGACACCACAGATGAGTAAGTTGTTCCATCCATATTTGGACATCGCACATTTGGTTCAAATGAGTTGACAGAATTTAAAAGTATGTAGTTCTTTGAAATTATGCTATTGGCATCTCTGAACGGTCCCCATCCGTATCTATAGTGGATGTTGTAATGTTCTTTGATATCTAAACTAATCGCTTTTAAACTTTCAATAATGCTTTCTCCGTTCAAGTCAAAAATTACAACTCCTTCCTTTTTAGTATTTTCAGTTACCTCGTTGACAATATCTTCAGTAGACATCGCCAAAGTTGTAGACACATTTTTCTTAATATCATTCTTTCTCTTGATTCTTTCCAAAGTATGGTTCTTACTGACACATCCTTTTATGGAAACCATTTGAGTATTGACAAATTCAAGTAGTCTCCTGTATCTTTCATTAATGGTTGTCTTAACTAACTTGATTTCGATTGAAAGTTGTTTGAGTGTAGTCGGTTCTTGATTATTTTCCAAAATTTGCAAAAACTGGTTTCTTAAAATTTTAGTCTTTAATTCTTCAAGTTCCACAATTTTGCCAATAACACAGTCTGAAATTTTTGAAATTTGTTCAGAGTTGTAACAAACTGTCATTTGTGAAAATAGTCTGACTAGGTTGCCAGTTAGTGAGTTTGCGTCAAAATCAGTTAGATCGAAGGATAGTTTGTTTATAAAGTATACAACTTCTTCAAAAGTCATCTTAACAATGGAACCAGCATTATTGATGTGCACTCTGGTATCATCTTTTGTAGAAATTACTTCAGATTCTGATGAAGTTGGAATGTTACTAATGTCGAACTCTTCTCCAAACTTGTATTTGTCAGTAAGTCCCCGATAGTAATAATACTTTCCATTACATTCAACAAGAACGAGTGATCTTGAACCTGCCATTGTCAAACAGTTTACCTTTTGGTCTCCCAACGTATCAAGCTCGGTTTGACTCATGTGGATGATAAACAGACAGTTTCCAACAAACTTACAAGTATTTGAGGAAATGAAATCGCCCCACCCTGTAAGTTGTAAGTGAACAGTTATACTAGATTTATTGACAAGTTCGTAAAAGTTGCCTCCAAAAACTTTGTCAGATAAAAAAGGAGTTCCCAACAATACTGATGGATGACCAGTAATTTGACCAAATAACACAGGAAGGTTCATTTCACTGTCAGTCGAATTTGTACCAATTCCAGATCCAAATGGAACAATTAAACTATCTTGATCAAGTAGTTTGTTCACATGAATACCATTTTGAATGAACTGAATTGGCTTTGTAACCAATTGTTTTATTTCTGGTACAACAATTTCAGTATTTGTTACAGAAGTATTTGTTACAGAAATTTTAGCATCAGCAAAAATTTCTGGAAACCCTGCATCAAAAATTGGCTTGATCTTTTGAAACAGTTCGTCAGTTGTACATCCAGTGTCAACTTTATCACAAGTAATCACATTTGGAAGAACGTAGTAATTGAAATACTTGAGATCTGTTTGCTGATCGTGTGTTAGCTTACATAACACAAAACCAGAAAATGTTGAATCGCCGAGAGTTATCTCATCAAGTGGACAAGGAACCAAATTAATAACATTTTTTCCAGTTATGCAAACCATTGGAGTTTGTTCAACAAATGTTCGTAGTTTCTGTTGATTGTACCCGACAGCACCAATCAGAACAAGTTTATCAGTTGGGAATTTTTTACTACTCAATTTAATGTAGTGAAAAAGTGATCCAATGTCTCCAGAATGTGAAAGTCCATTAACCAGTGATCTAGAAGAGTAGTCTGTAGAAGAAACTCCTGTATTGCAATCTGTAAGGGTATATGCGACAAGATCAAAGTATCCTACATCTTTTTTGTTGGTTAGAGTGAAAATCTGAAAAATTTCATTATATTGATCTTCATCACTTTGATATTCGTTACGTTGATCTTCGTTACTTTGATCTTCATCACGTTGATCTTCGAGAACGAATTTTCCTTGTTGTCCACCAAAAAGTACGTTAACATTGGTAATCTGCTTCACTTCTGATAGTTGAGTATACTTTTCCATCATATCAAACAAATTCTTTTCAAGTGTTGCCATACCAATTGCACTCTTAAAGTGGCTTGGAGGGAGTACATTCTGTTGGATAGAAATATCACCGTCAATACAAAATACAATTTGTCCATCATATGAATGAGCTGTATTTTCACCTTTGGATTGATACTCTGCAAAAACGAAATTTTGGACAGATTCTAATGTATCCAAAATGGGATTAAAAACAAAGTTCTTTACCTTGCCAAGACTAGCAACAAGTTCAGACTTTTGGGTTTCGAGAAATTGGGTTTGTAAACTCATTGTATTTATTGGTAAAAAGTTACTATATATGGTAGAGAATATAGCTTATTTCAACTTTTTTAGATGTTGATTTATAAGTGCAATTATCGAACCAACAGGTGTCTAATTAAATCATTCTGACCACTCTTTCAAAAACATTGAAAGGATCAATGTTTCGCAAGTATGTGGATGTTATCATTGTGTCAAAATATATCCTGCTAGTGATATCATTTATTATGTTGATAATAATATAACAGCACTGTGCCCTGTTTATTTTATTTGTTTTTTAACTTTGGTTTTTGGTTTTGGAAGGGAATCTGAGTCTGATTCTATTTTGTAGGATGTTTTAGTTACTTTTGGTTTTTTACTTGAAACCAAATCTGGTTCAAAAGTTGTGATTTGTTTAATAATTTTTGTTTTCGGTATCTTTTTTAATTTTTCTTCAATAGTTGGTTCATAAATTTTTATGGGATGAAACTCCAACTTTTTAAGTTCATCTATTTTTGGATTGTCAAAATTAAAATATGGCGCAACAAATTTCAATATATCTTTTGTAAATACATTAGCGTCTATATCTTGTGTTAGTCTCAAGGACAAATTTGTAAGTCTTAATACTCTATCGCGTTCACTGGTAGTCATCTTTTTGCATTCTTCCATTGTCATTTTTGTTGTTTTTTCACTTTCAAATTTGTTATACTTGTTAAGCAATCCTCGAACTATTGCAAACATTGGATTTATGATAAGATTTGTAAATTTAATTCCAGACTTATCTGTAATCCATTCCTTTTCTTCTGTATAATTAATATATTGCATAACTATAAATGATAGTCTTGACACGTCGGTTGACCATGCACGTTGCTCTTCTGGACTTGCTTTACAAAAATATAAAGCTATCATTTTTCCGAAATGCATTGGTATATTTTCTTTATCATAATTTACTAAAACATGTTCCACATATGGTTTAATATCATTGTATGAGTCTAAATTTCCAGTATATCCTATCATACCACATACTTCTGGCGGTTCTAATTTTGTAAGAACTGGTGCATTTCTAAAGTTCGTCATTGCATATTGCATCATGTGCATTGATTTTTTGCCAGTTTTACTTACAATGGAGGTTGTATGAATACTCTCTTTGGTTGCATCAATTAGTTTATCATTTTTATTTTCCAATGCCAAAATTTTTTTGTCTTTTTCCTTTAACATTTTTAGTAAGTCTGTTTTGGATATTTCTTCAACGTTTATCAGCATTTCAGTGTCGCTTAATTCTGAAGTCCCCATACATTTTTTTTGATGTCTGTACTTTTTTTGTTTGTCATTAAACGTTAATCCACAACATGTACATTTATATGTATTTAAATTTAATATAATTAGAGGGTCATTACTTTGCTCATTTGTTGTGGTAATACCGTTACCGTTACCGTTACCGTTACCGTATATTTTTTCAACTGTTTTTATTTTATTTAATACATCCAAATTATGATCTAATAGATTATGTCTCTTATTATGTAACGACGATTTTTCATGACGTATAAAGTTCAAATATCTATCAGTTTTATAATTGCAAGGCTTACATTCATATTCCATTATAAATCTATATATTATTATCTATATATATTTTTATTTTTGAATAAATTTTGAGTTTGAGTAATTTTAAAATTTTTATAAAATTGAATTTTTTAGATTTTTTTTATAAAAAATTAAAATTTGTATTTTTTATATGTTTACACTATATATCTTTTAAATATTTTTTTATTTTGAAAAATATTCATTTTCTAATATCGCGTAAAAACTCAAAATTTTTACACAATTATTGTATTGGAAAATGAGTAATGATATGTTTAGTTAGAAATAACTAGATTATTTTTATTTGATTTTTAATTAATTTATTTTTGAAGTAATAAACCAAAGATATTTGATAAATATTTACATGTTTTCCAGTAATTTTTTAATAACTTTCACGGACAATCCAATATTTTTGTCCTATTTAAAGTCTTTATTATCGGGGAGGCATATTAAGAGATTGTGATGATTTACATCATCAAATATAATTGATGTAAAGTATATTGGCATTTCAGATACGTTAACATACCATATATCTTTTTTATCCTATTGACCAAAAAATAAAAATATATTACATAATTTTCTAAAAAAATCCTCGGAAATCGAGAATCAAAACACACAATTCTTGTGTTGAAAAAATATAAAATCTGACTTTAACTAGAAAAACTTTTTTTAAAAATTTTGAAAAAATAAAAAGTAAGTTAGATAATACAATACAAAAAAATAAAACGACAATTTTTTCCAAAAAGTGAATATTTACTTAAAAAATAAAAAATTGCATATCAATTTTTGATATCACAATTATTAACAAAATACATGATATTTAGTAAAAGTATTGACCAGTGACAAATATATTTAATAAATAACTTATAATTTTCATTTTAATAAACGCATAATAATGTTAGTCCATCGACTTTATTTTAAAACAATTCTCATTCGAATTAAAATGAGATAAACTTGACATAAAATCCAATAATTAATAATTGGATTAAACTAAAGAAAATCGCAAATTTATATTGAAAATGTAAAAAGATAAGACAATTTTATTCGCTAAAATTTGTCATTTTTTCAATTTATAACAAAGTTAACATGAGTCTACATTGACATTTTTTTAAGAAAGAGTTTTCAAAAAAAACCGGTATTTTTTGATCGTTTTTTCAAGTTTTTTCAAGTTTTTTAAGTAAATTATTATTTTTAAAAATAAAAAATAAAATACCAGTGCATTATTTTAGAAATTGAATATAAAAGTCATAAGGTTATTTTTATTTTAAATAAAATGATTGCGTTATTTTTTTAAAATTGTTTTACTAATATAGTTTACTTTTATACAATGTTATTTGAATGTAATTGTTGTAGTTATTCTACTAACTTAGAATCAAATTTAAGGAGACACAATAAGAGCTCAAAACATATGACAAATGCAAAAGCATCCAAAATGTCTTTTTGTGAGTTTTGCGGTTTGTTATGTGAAAATAGTATGAAAAAGTTTACTCACAAAAAAACTTGTATAGATAATCCTGCAAGTACTAACCCAGTATTGATAAAGATTAAAAGTAAAGTATTGCCAAAGAAAAATGAACTTACAAATAACATTGTAAATAACAATACTGTTGGAAATATTGGAAATATCAATGATATTAACAACGTAAACTTAATCTCAATGTTTAATTTGTTACAACAGCAAGCACGCACAATGCAAGAACAAGCAGCGACAATTAATACTTTAATGAACAATAAAGATAATGTTGTAGAAAATTTAGCAAGTGTTGCAAAAACATCTGTAGAGGCAAATTTGGCAAATGCTAAAACGACAACAGAGTCTGTTAATATGATGAAGTATGCAGTGATGAATTTCAATGATGCTCCACCATTAGTTGAACTAAGTCAAGAACAAATTTTTAAAATGCTAGAGTACACCAAAGATGACGATGTACCCGAAGACAATACTATAAAAAAGAGAAAAATAAGCAAAAAAGATAAAAACAAAAATTATGTTAGACTAGTTCTCTGTAATTATGAAAATAATGACTTGGATTCATTTTTTGGGAAAATGATAGTTAAGTTTTTTGACAAAGAAAATCCAGAAGACAGACAAATTTGGACTGCTGATATGTCTAGGCTCTCACTAATTATTATGCAAGTTGTAAACAAAAAGGGAGAAAAAGAATGGCACCATGATAAGTCAGGGAAAAAATTCATTGATTTGGTCATTGATCCAATGTTCAAAGTCGTATGTTTACTAATTGATGAATTTATTAAAAATGTAAATCAAACAAAACCTAAAGTACCAAAGAACGGTAAACCATTAAAACCATTTGAACTGCCGGAAACAATGATGAGATACGTTCAGTTGGCATCAGAATTAAAACAAGATATTAAATATCATAAATTTGAAAAAGATATTTTGAGATTTGTAGCCCCATATTTTAACTTTGATACAATAAGAATGTCAGAAGAACGAAAACTTTTAACATATGACGAACCAGAATATAACACAGAATATGATTACAGTGATGAAAGTTTTGACGAAGAACTAACAATTAAAAGAAAAGTTCAAAAAAAGTCAAAATAATTTAAAATTAATATTTTATTTAATTAATTCCCCAAAATAAAAAAAATTGAATCATACAACCTCCTGTAATTATCATATTTATTAATAAACTTACTATCTCAATAGTAGCAATATGGAACAACAGTTATCTTCTTCGATCTTTTCCCAGCTATTTGCCGAATGTCAAACTACCCATGGCAATGTAAATTTGGCAGTCGCATCAATGATATTATCGTACTATCCAGACGGGAAAGTCTACGTTTTTGGAGGGATTTTAAGAGATCTGGTTCGCGGTGCAAAAAGCAAAGATGTTGACATTATTTATCAACAAGAAAAATTTAACTTTTGCTATGACCAAAGTACGAGAAAGTTTCAAGACAACTTTTATCAAAATCTGGAACAAATTTTTGGTCCAACTCTCGTTAAAAGAGATACTGTTATAAATAACAAGTATGATAATAAAGTATACCTAGAAACAAGAGAAATGGTCTTCACAGAAGAAGAACTAAATGAACGATTTAACCAAAGCTCTACTATTTTTCCATTTACTGTTGACCATGTAAAGTATCTTCTAACCTTTGAAAAATATGATTTTGAACTTGATGTTTCTTTTGTAGAAAGTATGGAACATTTAAATGGATTTTTCCCAAGTTGTTACCAGGACTCTTTGTACGTTAACAAAAAATTGGAAGAAATTCTTAGTATTGAACAGTGTACTCAGTTTTTTTTGGACAATTTGAAAACTTTTGTTGACTCCAAAACGGTGGAATCCATTGTTTCAGACACTAAGCAAAACTTGCTAGAAATCTGTGACGTGACTATGGCAAAGAGATGCTACAAAGTTTCAAGACTGTTATCTGATGAAGGCTTCAGGTTGAAGAATATTGGTGATGAAATTTTAAGTATGCACTGGGACAATATGAAAACCAAGGTTCTCGAAGATTATAAAAAACAGTTTGATTTGGCCAAAATAAATAGAAAAATGTCAACTAGAAGTTTTCATTCAGAATTTATAACTAAGTGTAAGATTTACCACCAGTTGGACAACAATTTAGGATACAAACAATTTGTTGAAGGTTACTTTTAATAAAAAAAATTAATCGCTATCATCACTTTCTAAAACTACTGCTTTCTTTTTTGTCACTGCTGTTTTAGGTTTGGTTTTTATGATAGCACACTTTTTGACAACCTTTTTAGATTTTTCATTGTCTGACTCTTCTTCAAAATCTTCATCATCTTCCTTCAACTTTTTATTTTTATCATAATCATTATTAATCTCATCAATTTGATTTTTATCCAAAGTAATACTTTCATCAGTGGTTTCAAATTTGATTGACTGCACTGGAGCTTTGGCTTCCTCATCCTTGTTCATATTATAGATTTGTTCTTCTACTGTATTTTTGACAATTAATCTGACAACATTTACTGATTTTGTTTGCCCCATTCTGTAAGCTCTACCAATGGCTTGCCACTCAGTATTTCTTCTATATTCATAAGTTCCATATACAGGATCTAACAAAATAACATTTTCAGCCTTTGTTAAGTTTGTTCCTGATGCGGCACTTTCAGATGATAACATAATTACTTTAATATCATCATTTGCGTTAAATTCTCTAATTGCTTTGTCTCTTTGCCATACATTACCCTTACAGAAAACATTCTTGATACCATATTCGTCAAGTACATCACCAACATTTTTGAGTAAATCATCCCATTGTGAAAATATAATTGAATGTTTTCCATTCTTTTTCAAGAAAAAAATTAAGTTAGCTAACTTAGTACCTACCTTACTAATTAGAGCCTCTTTATCTTTGGCTTCTTTTTTCTGTTCGGCATTTTGCTTTTCAACTGGTATTTTCTTTTCTACCATAAAAATTTCATCAGACTTAACAACAGTTTGACATGTTGGACACTTGTTGCTCTTTTCAACATATGGTTTAACACAGTTGTAACAAAAGATATGACCACATTTAGTGACACCCAAATCCAATCCTGTAATACTTCCCATACACACGCCACATTTTTGCTTTTTGTCTGATTCGTCATTGTCAGAATCTGAGTCCGAATCTTCCAAGCTTTCAACCTTGTTATTTTGACTTGCAAGTTTTAGTTTTTGCATTACATCATTGTAATAGTCAAAGGTTGCTTTTTTACCTTTGTAGTCAACATTTGCCACTACCAACTTTTCTTTCCAATTCTTTTCCACATCCATTTGACTGGAAATAGAATCAGGTAAGTTGACTAACTCTTTTCCAATTAATTTTTGGATTTTTTCAAAATTTGCATCACATACAATAATTAATTCCTTTTTCTTTCCTCCCTTTTTAACCTTTTCATCATCGTCAGAATCTGAATCTTCATCAAAAGGATTTAGATCATCATTATTATTACCACCTTCAAACATACCTGCCAAATGAGGATCATTGGCCAAATCTTTTTCGAGTTGAATTACTTCTGCTTTTGACATAAGTTCTTGGTTGTCAAATTCTACTTTGACTTTGAATCCCTTAAGTTTTAAAAGTCTCTTTTGCCTCTTTAAGTCAAGAATTTTTATTTTTCTTTGTGTCTTTTTAATACGATATTCGGTGTATCTTACTTTGGCAAATGCCATTTTAAACTGTGACTCATAATGTTTCACCATAACTTTTTCAATATCTTCCAAAGATTTGCAATTTGATGCAACTGCTTTAATTTCTTCTGCTAATTTTGGATGGCAACATATTTGTCTAATCAAAACGCCAAATTTATCCACAGTTGGATTTGCCATATATGCATTGTACATCATCCATTCTGTTTTTGAAAAGTTTAACCAAACCAAATTTTCTTTTAGTGGTGGCAACTGATATTCAGACATTACACTTTTTTTGGTGTTTCTTCTGAAAAAATTTTTCATTAGATGATTGTATATTGTATTATCCTTTAATATTTGAAAATCTATTTTTCCTGACATATCTGTTACATATTTTACCATGCTCATTAAACAGTCGTCTGATTTATCAAATGGTGTCGCAGTTAAACACCACTTATAATTTGCCTGAAAAAGTGGTAACATTGGAATGACAAATTTCATTTTGGGATTTGTGTAAACTTCGTGAATTTCATCAACAACCATTCTATGCCAATGAATCAGGAGAGGATTTGGACATGTTTCATACAAATTTGACATGTTTTTCATTAAATCCTCACCCATTGTTGTAATTAACTTGTTACAATCGTCAAGGGAATATTTAACTGACGTCAAATAAGATTTTTGTGTTGATAGTTTTGGAATCCATTGTTTTAACATACATTGATTTCCAAGAAAATTGTATGAAACTATAACAAAGTCCGCATCGAGTAAATCTTGGTAAGTACACTTATCGAAATGATTTTTAGTAAATAGCATTATTACGTTTACATTATGAGACTCACTAATCATTTTTTTGATTTCTCTTTCCCATTGACCGCATAACTGATTCGGACATATAACCAATGTCGCCTTACTAAAAAATTTCTTTAGTTCCTTTTGAACATAGTTAATATTTTTTGCAGGGGTTGTCAGAGATGTAATTAACATTTGATAAGTTTTTCCAAGACCAACTTCATCAATGAGAGCACCTCCTTTAAATACTATCTTATCTCTTCCATCGGCCAGCATAAAATCTTGTGTACCAGAGTCATATACAACATCACCTATAATAATTTCCGCATTTCTGTTGTAATAAATTGATGTAGGTTCTCGTTCTTTGTTTAACATCCATTTTACTGTTCTTTTTTGATAATTAAATAATGGTATGAGTGCATATGATGGTGATGGTTCCATTGGATCTGCAAGTTCAGCATTCGGAACCATTGCATTTGATGTGATTGACTTTGAATTTTCTGTTATTTTTTTATTGTCATAGTTTTTGTCCAGAATATCAACACCATCTGTTGATTTTCTGTAAAGTGTATGATAGTTGCATAACAAATTTAAAAAATCTTTATTTGGAATTGGTTTTTTGGTTGATACATAATGTTTTAATACGTCATTTTTAATTTCTACAACTGTAATTCGTACATTTGCTCCAGAATCAACATAATTAAACATAAAAAATCCATACAACTTAAAATCAATTCCTGTAGGAATAGCAAAACTTTTGTCTGGAAAAGTTTTATTGAATTCTTTTATTGCAGACATTCCCTCGATACATTTATGATCCGAAGTAAATATTTTCTCCATTGTAATATTTTTTGTTAATGGATTTGTAATTGAATGGTTATCTTCAACAGCTTTATCATAAAAAAGGTATGTAGACTTATTATCTTCCATTACTTGTATAATGTATTTTTTATTATACATAAATATTTAATATCAATAGATTTAAGTATCAATTTTTATTTTTTATAGAATTTGCAACAAAATTTCTAGAAGGAAAATCATTTTTTTTATAAATATTCTTAAGTAATTTTACCTGACAAGCTTCCAACAAAAATGGTTTAAAGATTTGAAAATATAGTATCATAAGTATTAAATGCCATTAGCAAAGTCAACAAGTAAACAAACTACACCAGTAAAATCCAAAATTTCCATAACACAAGTTGTAAAGAAAGAAAGTACTACTAAAAAAGTAGTTCAAGAAAAGCCAACCAAAAAAATTAAGACAGTAACAAGTAAAGTTGAACAAGTTCCAGAACAAGTTCCAGAACAAGTTCCAGAACAAGTTCCAGAACAACTTTCTGGAGCACATACAAAGTTCTTTCAACAATTTGAATCTCTTAAAAAGGAATTTAAATTAGTAAAAGAAACAGTTGGTCTTTTGAGTTTAAGTTTGAGAAAGTTGAATTCTGCATATAATTATGATATCAAAAAAGTTGCAAAATCTAAACCAAAACGCAAAGGAGAACACAAAAAAACAGGATTTCTGAAACCAAAACCTGTTCCAGAAAAGTTTGCAAAATTTATTGAGGTTGAAGCTGGAACAGAACTTTCAGGTCCACAAATCACTTCAAAAGTGTGGGATCAATTAAGAAAAAGAGGTTTGATTACAAAGGATAAAAGAGTATTTAAGACAAATAAAGAACTAACGGCAATATTTGGCATTCCAAAATCTGTTAATGATTCTACAAGTCACGAAGATAAACATGGATTTAACTTTCGTAGTTTACAAACATATATAGCAAATGCTATGAGAGCTTAAAAATTTATTAAACAAATCACAACCTTAAAATCAAATTTGGTTTTGATTAAATAAATTACTAAATTTGAAACATAGTCATTCTCATTGTTTTAAATACAAAGCTATTTACCTTATCATTTTCTTTAATAAGATTAATAAAATAGATTAATTTATTTTTGTCTAATGTATCTAACCTTACTATTTTTTTATACAAATTTATGTACTTACTTTCACAATTTCCCAAAATTGTGAAACCGTTGCTTTCCCAAAACTGTGTCACATCAAAAAACTTTTCAAAAAACATACACTTTACAATATAATATGAAAATGCAGATGTACTTTGTGTAATGTTGTTTTTTTTTTCTACATCGTCCAGTGAATTATATTCGAAATGGTGTAATATTTTAGCAACTTGAAAATATGAAAACATTAGTTCTAAGTTTAGAACTACATTAAGTGACGTATTTTTTATTTTTGAATATAGAACACTATGAATTGTAACTGCTATTATTTCAGTATATGACTCGTTAATTCTATCTATTCCTTTTATGTTCACGATTTGTTTAAAATGTAAATTAAGAATTTTATAAATACTATCCATTACATAAAAATCTATTTCAAAATAGTGAACAAGTTCATGAATCAATACTTTATAAAATTCTTCTTTTCTCCAAATTTGAATTATTTCTCCTTTTATTGTAGAGCCAGAATTTACATTGTCTGAACATAACATTTTTTCGTTTGATAACTGTTTTTTTTGACTTCCGTAAAATACTACAAGTTTTACAAATAGATCTTTATTTGTAAGTTCGCGATAAAATTCTATTATTTTAAGAATTAAATCAACATTTGGACCATCATCTTTTCCATTCGATTCAGGATTATAAATATGAATTTCTGTATTTGAATTTTTATATATTTTATAATTCATATTTTCACTTTCTGAATGCTGAAGAACATCAAGAGATACAAATATACTTTTGTATATCATATTGTGTAACTCGATTCTATTTTCACATGGTCGAAAAAGAACATCATGAAAATCTAAATATTTATTTTCCTGTAGGTTTATTTTACTATTGTTTTCTCTTATCCATTTGTAAAAATTAGTAATATTAGAAAATTCACTGTTTTTATTTAACTCAAGCCAATTCAAATAAGGTTGTGAATTACTTAATATTATGTACAACAACGGATAGTCATCTCGGCTATGTAATTTTTTTACTATACTTGTATGGATATTCACAACTGTTTGATTTTTATCAAATACTTTATTAAATATATTTTTTATAAGTTTAATGATGTTATTGTCATCATAATTATTATTTGTTTTATATTCTGATAAAGCTGTATTCAAAAAATTTTGTATTTTTAGTGAATATTTATTCATTCATTTGTATAATATGTATCTGAAACTTTTATAAAAAATGAGTTCAAATTATTAAATTAAAATTCAGGCAATTTAATATAGAAATGAATAATTACAACAGCAATGGATATAACCAGCATCAATTCAGAAATGCACATATAAATAATAAAATGGTAAATGAATACGACAGAATGAGAAGTACAAATGTACCATTTTCAACAAATCAAATGCTTATGAACAATCCACAATATTGTGCAAATGTTAGAAATTCAGACTATTATGCAAGACTAATGTTTGAAAAAATGGAACAAATGAAAAAAATTAAAAGTGTTGAAGAAATTGGAATTTCAAAAGACCAACTCACTAATTATATAATTTGCCCTATTAAAATAGAAAAAGAAGATAAACAAGAATTTGAAAAAAAATATAACGACAAATCTTTGCACTATGTTGGATTTACAAATAGAAAAAGTGCACCTGAGTTTGTAAAAGAGCTTTGGAAAAATAGAACTAATAATCCATACAAAAATATCTTAAAAGACGAAAATTACAAAAAAAATTTTAAAAAAAAAAAAGATTTAGTAGTTCATCATGCAACAGCTCTGGATAAAAATTTAATAAAAACAATGAAGGATTACGAAGATAAAGCAGAACTAATCGAATTACTCAATGGAGAACTCAGAATTAAATATTCCAAATCAAAAGAAAATAAATATAAGGAAAAATTTGATTACATTAATAAAGTTAAATATAGAATAAAATATGATCCCAAGAACTATAATGAACTTAAACAGTTTTATAAACAAGAAACAAAAAAAATTAAGAAGACTGGAAAAATGTACCACGAAATGTTGGAAATGTTGTTGGCAAGTGAGAACTTTACAAAGGAAGAGATGTCAGAAATTAATAAACCATTTGAAATGGAAGCTGAAGATGATTTGTCAATGACATTCGAAAAAGGTGATTCCAAATTAGAAAAGAGACTTGAAAAAGAAATAGAAGAAGAGCTTGGACTTACTAATGGAGATTTGGACGAAATATTAAAAGAATGTCTGAAGGAAGAAGAAGAAAATAAAAAAACAAAATCCAAAAAGATAACTAAATCTATAAAAGTAGAAAACCCAAATGCCAAAATTATTATTAAAAATACCATAAAGAAAGTATCTAGTTCGGATAAAGTAGAAAATAAATCTGAAAAGAAGCCATTAATTGTAGTTAAGCCTATTAAACCTAAAATAAAAGAAAAAGTTGTGGATAAAATTAATTTATCCGTCAATCAACCTTTGTCTGAAAAAAACGAAAAACCAAAAGTTATAAAGGTTACAAAAGCACCAAAAATTATAGAACAGGTAACTGAAACTTTTGTTTCTGAAACTGCCAAATCTAAAAAAATAATCAATATAATTCCAAGAAAAGATAAAGTGGAAAAGAAAGAAGAAAAAGTAGAATCTTCCATTGGAAAAGTAACTGATGATGATTTTGCCAAATACAAAAACAAACAAAAAAAGGCAAAAGAATAAAAAAATATAATAACAATCTACATATCTAATAGAGATATTATATTATTATAAAAATTGAATTTATTTACATCAATATAATTTTATTATCATTGTTATGCTAATAAAATGGATTCTGATGAAGAAAGTTCCACCAATGTATCAGTTTTATATCATCCAACTGAAGTAATCACTCATCCATATGGATCGTTGGAATCTGATTATTCTGATGAAGAAACTATTTCAAATTACAGTGATCATACTTTATTGGAGATAAATGAAGCAATGGATATAAGTAAAATGAACGGAAATTCTTATATAAAATCCCTTTCTGAAAAACAATTACTTGAACTGTTAAATCTAAAAATAACTCCAGTAGAATTTTCAAAATTTGGAGTTATTTTTTTTAAACTTAGAACAACAAACCAATGTATTTCAAAAAGAAATATAAGTTCAATTTGTTGGATTAAAAACAAATCTTGTTACGAAGTTAAACTAAAAGTGGAAGACTTTATAAATAAAACATATTCCATTATTAATTTTCCTACAGGATGTACTTACGGAATATTGCAAGAATATGAAAATGAATCATTTGTTAATAATTCAGTAGAAATTAACGGAAAAAAAATTGTGTTGGTTCCAGGAACAGTTTATAATTACTGTTCCTTGATATGCCAAAAAGTTAATTTATAATAAATTAACTTGTTGGTTCCAGGAACAGTTTATAATTACTGTTCCTTGATATGCCAAAAAGTTAATTTATAATAAATTAACTTGTTGGTTCCAGGAACAGTTTATAATTACTGTTCCTTGATATGCCAAAAAGTTAA